GAATCTTATCCAACAAGTACAGAATGGATTTAAGAACATTGAAGGTTATAATGAAGCTACTGTACTTGGAGCTGGTGAAACTGCTAAACGTATCTTTGAAGATTCTCAAAAGTTTGGTAATACACTTAGGCAAATTCAATTTAATCAACCCAGATTAATGGAAGAATTTCTGTTTGCTTATGAACTTACTGATGGTAGTGTTGATACTATCGTTAAGATGAATAACTGGACTTATGCTCAAACCGCTGATCTAGGTAAAGCTTTTGTTAATCTTAATCCTGAAGTAGAAAACAAACTTGTTGCTGGTGTATGGTCTACTATTTATAATAATATTCTTGGTCCTGTTTCAGCTGTTAAAGCAGCTGTTGGTAACTTTGGTGGTATTGTTAGTCAACCTGTTTCTTATTTTGCGGGTGCAGCATTATCTGGTAAAGGTTTTAAAGATATGCAACGTGGTTGGATTGCTTATAGTTCTATTAATGAAACTATGAGTAAAGCATTACCGTATGCTGGTGATGTATTTTTACGTGCTTCACGTGAACCTAATTCTGTAAGATCTACAACAAGACTTGATCTTCTGTTGCAATCAGAAAAAGAGATAGATTTTCTTAAAATGTCTGCACGTAGACAAGCAGCTGAAGGTAGTCCTGGTCTTCAATATGTTGTTAATCAAATTGAACTATTAAATGATCTATCAAAAGATCCTGTACTAAGATTTGGTCCTAATTCTATGACAGCACTGGACGGTTTTACTGGTGTATTTAATGCATCAGCCGAAGCCAGATTCCGTGCTATGGATGAACTTGCATCATTAAATAAACCAATTAATAAAAAAACCGTAAAACCTATTGCTGATAAATATTATAAGCAAATGTTTGGTGAAAATGGTTTGTTAAAAGACGAAGCTGTTAAGTATGCTACTGATGAAATGGCTCTAAACATTGACACACCTTTGGCTAAAGGTGTTACTGATTTAAGTAATATGCTGCCTGTTGCCAAGCCATTCATGATGTTTCAAAACACTGGGATGAATGTAATTGATATTATGGGTAAGTATGGTCCTTGGACACCATTTCAACGTGATGTAAATGAACTAGCTTATGTTAAATTAGACGACCTACTTGGTAACGAAGCACGTATTGATGAATTACTTAAGGCACGTAATATCAATATTGAAAACATGGATACTATTGCTAAGCAAAATAAAATTGCTGATCTTAAGTATATGACACGTGGTCGTAAGGCTATTGGTGCTCTTGCTATGCTTGGTACTTATAACCTTGTCATGAATGATCGTATTACTGGGGATGGTTTCTATGATAAAGAAACGCAAATGGCAAGGGTTAAGAACTCTAACTGGAAGCCACGTAGTATTAAAGGTCTTGACGGTCAATGGTATCCTTACGATCAATTAGGACCAATTGCAGATTGGCTTGCTCTTGCGGCAAACGTTGCTGATAATTTTGATAGTCTTGCTGAAGCACAAATTGAAAATTTTGGCCAAAAATTAGCTTTTATCATGAGTGCTGCTATTACTGATCGCACTAGCTTATCAAGCATGAAACCTTTGATGGATATAACTAGCGGTAATGGCGCTGCTATTAATAGGTGGTCAGCTGGTTTTGTTAATAGTCTTGGTCCTTTAGCTTCTTCACGTGGAGATTTTTCAAAAATTCTAAGTGAAGGTTTGGTTGAAACTGAGTCTGATTTCATGTCTCAATTAGGAAATCGTAATAGATTTATGGGGGCAATATTTAATAATGCTAATCAACCTTATATCTATAGCCCAGTAAGTGGTGAGAAACCTAATGGTTATAGTTTTATGCAACGTCTTTGGAATGCTTACAGCCCAATACAAGTACATGCAGAACAATCACCTGAAGAAAAGTTCTTACAAGAGATGGAGTTTGATATAAACACTAACTTTAGATCTAAAGATGGTGTTAAACTAACTGCTCCTGAACGTTCTGAACTATTCCGTTTGATGGGTGAGCGTGGATTTTTTAAAGAATCTATCCAAGAAATCATGCGTGATGCTGGTGACTGGAAAAGCATTGAAAAGCTACGTGAACTACGTAACCAAGGTTATAAATCAGATGAAGTATCTTTAAAGAAATGGCATGATATACATGCTAGGTTATCTGAAGCTAGACGTGCTGCAGAAGATTTTGCCTTTGCAGATATGGATGCAGATATGTATGCTGCACTTGAATTACGTCAAGTTCAAAAACAATTAACAGAAGAAGCCAATATAGTTGGCGAGACTTTTGATGATTCAATTCTAAACATTCGTAACTAACTATGGCAACAACTGAAAATTTTTTAAATGGTGATGGAACAACTATTGAATTTAGTTTTTCCTTTCCTTATATCAAAACCGAAGATGTTAGAGTAGAGCTACAAGAAATTGATTCTACTAAACCAATAAATGATCAAATAATCAGTTCAACAGGAGTTACACTTTTTACTATTCCTAGTAATAATCCTACTGTAATACAATTTAATAGTCTAAGTGCAGCTACAAATTTTCAGGCTATTACTGGTGCACCTTTAGCAAACCATGCTATTAATACAGGAAATACAATTAGAATACGTATTTATCGTAGTACATCTACTACAGCTACTCCTGCTACATTCTTTTCTGGTGGTGCAATTCGTTCTCAAGATTTAAATAATAATTTTGATTCTATCTTGTACATTACTCAAGAAAAAGAAAATGAATTAACTGAAGTTATTGCTGGTAATATTGCAGATGGTTCTATTACATCATCTAAACTTGCTGATCAGTCTGTAGGTACTGTAGCATTAATTGATGGTTCTATTACATCATCTAAACTTGCTGATCAGTCTGTAGGTACTGCAGCATTAATTGATGGTGGTGTAACACCTGCCAAGCTAGATAGAGCCTATGTAGAGAAGGCTGGTGACACAATGACGGGGGACCTGACAGTTCCAAATATTGATACTGAAAGAGTTCAAGCTGACGAATCAGTGTCGGTTGGGACAGCCACAGTTGGCAACACTGGAATCAAGCTTGATAGCACCACTGCTACTAAGCCACGGATGAATTTTTATTCGCCAAGTAATGCCACAAGCGGTTCGATTGGGCTTAATTACGCCACAGCTGGTGTTGGATCGTTTGCTATTACCACTGGAGATGCTCTGCAACTTGGCGGCAATGGAAACACTTATTTTTCGGGCGTAGTTTCTACAACAACAGCGTCTGGTCCTTCGTTTGCACGTTTAAACTCAGAAGGCTTTGGATTACGTTTATACAGGTCAACTTCTTTACGTGCCTCTAAAGAAGACATCAGAGATTTAGCTGCTCCATCTGACCTATGCAAAGCATTGAGGCCAGTATTCTTCAAGTCTGCTCTTGAAGATGATAAGAAGATGTTCCACGGTGATGAAGACCAGGTTGGATTCATTGCTGAAGAAGTAGAACAGGTTCACACTGGACTCTGTACTTACGACGGCAAGGAGCTGTCTGGTGTGGCCTATGACCGTGTCAGTGCTATTGCAATTGGAGCTTTGAAAGAAGCTATTGCACGTATTGAAGCCCTTGAGGCTCAACTTTCTGCTCTTCAAGGAGGTATTGGACCTACACCTACTCCTATCTAATAGATTAATTAACCAAAAAAAGTTTATCATGATTACTTTAATTCGTCCAATCCTATTTTCATTCCTTAACTCAGATAAAGTAAAAAGATTGATTATTGATCTTTTGACTAAACTTGCTGAATCAACCGATAATGATATCGATGATAAAGCAGTTGAATTCATTAAAAACGGTTTATTCCCAACTAAATAATGATTGAAGCAGGGGTATCAGCTCTTATTGGAGCTATTGCTGCTGGTGCAGCTTTAACAAACCGCATACACAACAGAATATCAGATTTAGATAAACGTGTTGATACCTTTGAATTAAGTGTGGCACAAGACTATGTATCTAAAGCTGATCTTTCAGTCATGGTGCAACGTATGGAGGATCATATGGTCCGCATTGAAAACAAATTAGATCAAATTGCATTGAGGAATGGTTAACATGGCTTACAAAAACAAATTTCTACAAGATTACGCAAAGCCTGGTCAGCATGGCTCGCCAAGAAACAAAAAGGAACAAAAGGAAAACATCCGTCAATACCCCAATAACAATCCAAAACAAGCTAAGAAAAAAGTTGACAAGAAAGCTTTTGATGAAGCATTTAAAAATCAAACATGAACAAGAAAGCAACTGAAGACCAGTTCAATGAGTTGCATAATCTTGTTACAAAAGAATTCCTTGCCCGTGTTAAATCGGGTGAGGCTTCTACACAAGATTTAAAAGCAGCTTGTGATTGGCTAACAAAAAATGATATCAGTGGTGTTGCTGTTCAAGGTAGCCCATTAGATAAACTGGCTAACCTAATGCCAACTGTTGACCCTGAACTTGTACAACGGAGACTATATGGCACGAA